CGCGTGTTTTTTTTTTTCCTGAAAGGCCAGTAGGTCGTCTCCGCGGTTCCTTCTGGCTTTGCTCTCACGACATTTTGCAATGCCTTGTTTCTATCAAACAACTCGCTATCATGAAAGGGTGTTGAGGGTCCCGCAATGGGCCTGAACACACCATCATTGCGATGTGGGATAACAGGATCAGCCTCCGTATAAACGGGGGGTAGTTGTGTTTTAGGCTGCTCAACCTTTTTCAATTGCGGGGCGGCAGCTTTATTAACGCTTTTCATTTCTCTTTCTGGCATGTATTTTGCAGACTGATAGACATCCTTAAACGGGTCTGTCGCATAGTAGGATTTAACCTCCTTTACATAGCGATCTCCGTTCATTAGTTTGTCATTCAAATCAATCATGTTTTTTACAGCACCATATACAAGACCTGGAAGGCCATAAGTAAGACCGGAAGCCAAATTGCTAACGCTCTTGCTTGTGGCGTTGCCGTAAAGAACAGCGCTTCCAGCCAAAGAAGGGAATGTTCCCATGAGCTTTTTAGCTTCTTCATTGTAGATCGAATCAGCTGCATACCTATGTCCACTATCCGTGAACTTAGCATACGCTGAATCATGCAATCTAGAAAGAGCATCAAGCTTACTCTGGGGTTCAGCACTCCCAAACTCAACTGAAGTCTGCAGTTTACCGTCCGACAGATAAGGACCCGTATAATTCTCTGAACCATAGGGAATTCCATATTCCGGCAAAACTGACATTTCTTTACGCCAACCACCTCCAAACAAAAATAATATATAAATATGTAACATGTATGTGACGTGCGGGTTTAACGTCTCCGCAAGACGTAGTGATGATTTAACAATCTGACTCCATGCCCTTGCTCTTGTAACGCAAGTACATTTTGTCTTTCAGAAAGGTAAGAGGAAAATCATTGGGATGGTCCTTCCTGAACGCTCTGAACATCTTATGAAAGAACTCGAATCGCACATCCCAGCAGTAGTTGGCCATGTGGCTAGCAAGGGCACCCGCTAGTTCTGGTAGTGGAGTCGTTCTAAGTTTCATTACATGTTTTGTAAAGCGAACTGGTTTGAAAATCCAGATTCCATCTCTATTCTTGATCATCTTAGTGCTGAAGTACTCAGCACCGTCCAAACTGTCGTGTACGATGAAAGGCGAAACCGCGAATCCAAGTTGGCGCATTTGTTTAGAATACGTATCCAAATCGAAATTATCGGGGAATGTCTGTAAAATATCATCGCCACCGGCTATGATCGTGAAAGCTTCAGATAAAATTTCGGCATCGGTGAGCCCCATTCTAACGCACACTAAAACGTGTAACGAGAGCTGGCCAACAGTGTTGCCAAAAATAGTGAACAAAGCGCCGCTTTTCATGATCCCTTCAAACAGAGACTTAAAAGTCCGGCCGTTTGTACAAACGTATACCGCATGACTAACAATCTCCGCGAAGGACGATCGAATGTCGGCTATAAATTCACTAAATTGTTCATCTGACATATCAAATGGTTGCACTGCGAGGCGTATTACTACTTCCTCGACAATCCCAAACAACCATTTGAAAAAGTTGAAATCCCATTCTGTCTTATCACTCTCGTAAACCTTCTTCATCCGAAATAACCGAGCCAGGTGCTCGATATGTCCGGGGTGAGTAGCATTAAATGCATACTTAACTGGAGAGTGAAG